TCACTGACCCCTTCCCCGTTCAGATGGCAGGACAAACTGGACCCCTTGAATTTACTGGTAAGATCTCAGGACAAACTAACGCAAACATCGCAATCACAAACTTCATAGGAAAGGTTCCAGGCGGAACCACCTATGGACAGACACACTTCATCGCTGTTGCCGGATCTACAAGCGGACTTTCTCCGGTGGGTGTTTCCGGAAGTATTGTGGGTGTAGTTGATGGTGTTCCTGTTGGTGTAACAGGTAGTGTTCGTATTCAGGGCGCAATGGCGGATGATTCATATGGTAGTACTGGAACAGTAAGAGGAATTCTAATACAAGGTACATCGGCAGGAAATACTGCTTCGGTAGCAGGAGAATCCTTCCCCGGATATGGATTTGGTATTCCCATTGCGGTAACTGCTGGACGAAGACTTAGTTCCGCTACAGACACTGTTAATGTTGTTGGTACAATTAATTCAACGGGTGGACGACAACTAGGACCATTGACTGACTCTGTTTCTGTTTATGGTTCCGATGGTGGTCAGTTCGTCAAGACCAAACTCTATAGTGAAGATGGTGTTACCGCAGGATTTTCTGGTGGTGCCCTCAAGGTCGCAATTGTAAATGCTGCGGAGGGAATTACGTTCCACTTCCAAATGGCAGCAACAACAGGAGTCACCAACTCAACTGAACCACCACTCAGAGTTCAGGGATATGCAGGTTCAAACGGAGATCCACTTGTTGTCAAGGGACAAAACAACGGCGCACTAGAAATCGTGTCTACTGCTGGGTTAAGCACCACGGTGTCAAACACAGTAGCAATCAACGATACCAACCTTGTAAACTCTCTAGAGAGTACGTCCAAACCTCTCGTCAGTAATCTAGCATCAGTGAAAGCAAACACCAGTCCGATTTCTGCAATCAAGACTGCGATTGAGGGTGGTAAACTTCGTGCCCAAATCACTGGAATTACTAGACCTACGGATCTCCGATCTGGTAGTAAGACTGTAACCTCAAATGCACAACCACTAAACAACAACCTCGAACTTCGAGTCGGTGTTACGGTGAAAGCAGCACCCACGAACAGCAACAATGTTCTTGTGGGGAACAGAGGACTGGCGAGCAACACCGATACTGGGTATATACTAGAACCCGGAGAATCTATATTCCTAGAAATCAACAATGTAAATAAAATCTATGTAAGGACATCATCCACTGATCGTTCAGGGGAAACCCACACCGTCAATTACATTGGAAGTTAAAGGTAATAATTTATGTCAGTGAGTCGCCGTAATACAAGACGAGGTCGTAACAAACCTCAAGAAGAAACGTCTTATTCTATAGTAGCATCTATAAAGATGTTAGGTATTTCCTTTGCAAACGACATCTCTGATGTTGTTGATAAAGCAGAGGCACTTACACAGAATCCCTCGGTAACTTTAAAAGGCACAAAGGCGATATTCGACTATGGTCATATTACCAATCAGGATGACATCGACGCAATAAATTTTCTGTTTCAAAACGTATTGTCTGTCGATGACACGATAACTGTTTCTGATGCTACTCACGTTAATCCGTTGGTAGGAGACACAAAAGAATATGACATCGCAGGAACGTATACGTTCTCTAAGTATGATCCTACCAGTAAAATTGCTATACTCAACCAAGTTTCTATAAACAATAAAAGTTCAACGTATGACAAATATGATTATAGGTATTTTACAAATTCAGAAACCTTAAAGTTCACAACCGAATCTACGCAAACTACAACAGAAGAGCGAAGAATTATTCTGAATTTACTAGGCGCAGAATCTGAAAACTCATTCTTGCTCGGATTCAGAGAATTACATGTTGGTGACGTACTCAGTGTTCAGGGTGTAAAAGGCGACTTTACTGTTGCTGGATATAGAATCAATAACAAAAACGAAGAAGAGATCGAAGTGCAGGAGACTGTTTCGGACACAGATCTTTTTGGTGAATCGACATTAGTGACTCTGAAGAGAAGAGTAACGGAAGATCACAGTGCTATAAAACTATTCTACCCATCAGAAGTGGTAGAAGAGGAACCAACCGAAGAGGAAGTTAGAGAAGTCCCTACTCCTTCCCAACAAACAAGACCATCAAATGAAATAAACACAGAGACAAGACGATCAGCAGAACCAATTTCTGGTTTACCTGTACCCACATCACCTACTTTTAGAAATACTCGTCGGGATGCTGAAGTTTCTAATATGGAAGCAGCCAAAGAAACGTGGTTAAATGGATCAAGAGAAACCATTTATGTTAAGGTAGGAAACCATCCAGATTATCCTAGTAAAAATGTATTTTACATAAAAGGAAAAGTCACTGATCATAAATGGGTGTATCGTATGCCTGTTAAAACAGAAACGTCTTTTATTCCGGGTGAGACATATAGATTTGTCCAAACAGATCGTACCAATAAAGGACATCCGATCCGATTTTCTTTCACAGATGACGGAACACATAATAATGGAAGAGCCTTATCCTCCACCTCTACAAATAAAACACCCGGAAGTTCAAGTTCGTATGTGTATTTCACTGTACCGGAATTAAGAGACGGATATTCTTGGCATATTTACTGCAAAAACCATTCGGGAATGGGGTTCCGCATGGTGAAACAGGATGGTTATCAAAATAGATCCGGCGAAAATAACAACCCAGAAATCACAAACTACGACCTTGACCTCATGTCGGTAGACGACAGGGAAACATATCTTCGGTCTCTTGCAGACCCGGGCGATGGACTCGGTAATCAAGAAGAACCTGACCGGGAAGTAATAGAACCTCCAGGCGGCGGCATAATTGAAGCGTGTGTACTTGATCAAAAGAAAAAGCATGACAGACCTGATCAACCAAATCCCATTACAGATGAATGGATAGATCAACAAATGAAATGTTGTAAATGTCTTCTGTTTGCTGAAGCGGGTGGTGAATCTGATGCCTGTATACAATGTGCTTTGTGGACAAAATATAACAGACAAAAAGATGACATACCCGGAGGACCCAATGCAGTACCATACAGTCTTGAAGCAGATTACTGCAAACAAGCAAGTATGCCGGACACATGGGCAGGCGGATGTGGTATAGGTGTAGACTACAATCCGAATTCACCGACGTTTAGAGAGAAAATATGGAAATGCAACAACAGTTACAAAAAATGCTGGTGCGAGCAAACCCTTGGTACAATTAATGACAATAAAATAAAAGAACTAGAGACGCTCTGTAAGCGACTAGGAATCAATAACTGGCGTGGATTAAAAGATCCAACAGGTGGTGCGAATTACTTATTCAATTGCGATTGGTTGAACGACCAACCGGATCATTGGATGCATTGTAACGTCAAGCACGGGTATTGTAAGAAGGTTGGGGGTGGTTGTGCTGGATGTGGTAACTGCTTCTTTGCGTGTTCGAGACAACCTAAACCATGCATTCAGTTTAAAAACAAGACAGCACTTATTACAGATCCATCTCTAGAAGAGATTCCGAGTATGCAAAGTGATCCCGGACCTGCTGGTGGCGGAGGTTATGGATAATAACACCCAGTTTACCTTGGTAACTCTTTCGCAATCGACATCATTCTATTTGTAGACCACTCTCTGTTCTTGTCAACATTATCGACAATGGTGTCTATATCTCTACGAAAATCTCTAGCATCTCTTTGTCTAAGTTCTCTTTCGTTTGCTAGTTGTTTTTCGAGTGCAGACATTTTGTGACTAATCTTCCAAACAAATCCAATCAGTGCGAACACGGCAGTACCGAGTCCAGTCATAGCAAAATCCATGAGATGACCGCTTAGTGCCTCTTCCATGTGATTTCTCCTAATAACTTGTTTTTATGTTCCCCCATAACAATATATGTATGTGTTAGTTTGCTCTAGTTGGGGGATATTCTGGTATATCTGGAGAATCAATCCAACGATATAGAATCCATCTATCGCCTATCTTGAATGGTTCGATTAGTGGGTTCCAATAGATGGAGTTACCATAGTTAGCACTACCGTCTGGATTGTACACTGGACCAGATGAGTCGGATGATGTCCTACCCACTAGAATTTCATCGTCGTACACTTCCACCACCCATGTATCAAGTGGACTCCATCCCGATACACCGAGGACTTGGAAATTACTGAATAGATGGAAGAACTTGATTCCAGCATTACCAGTATCATCGACGATTCCGATCATTCCACCCTTGAGATCCTCTACCGTTACGTTCTCGACAAGGATCGGATCCGTAAGAGAGTCGATAGTGAATGCGAGTATATCATCTGCTGATTCCCACACAGGATTGTACGGTCCATCCTCTGGATCCTCTGGTGGTTCGATGCAGTCATGAGTCTTCCAGTTTGCGAGTAGGATACCCAAGTCTGCTGGATCAACGGTTCCATCATTGTTGAAGTCAGCAGGAGATCCCTCTACTCCCCATTCACCGAACATTAGTCCAAGATCATATCCATTGATACATTCATCACCATTGAGATCACCATATGGTGCAATCTCTACGGTATATGCCCACTCGACACGTTCAGTCTCTCCAGATGCAACAGATTTCTCGCAATAGAATATCACATTGCCAT